GTTCAGTTCGTTCTGCAACTGATAAACCAGCGGGTCGATGGACGGTCGGGCGGTCTGACCGCCCTGCATGACTTGGTTGAGGTTGATGCCGTAGGACGCAGCCAACTGCGTCAGATACGCCATCTTCTGCTCGGGCGGGCTGTTCCGCAGCGTGTAATCGGCCTGTGCGAGCGCGGCAACCGCCTGCTCGGGCTTGAGGCCGAGTCCTTGGATGGTCGGCAGGTACGGCTCCAACGCCTGATTCATCGCGTCGGCAAACTGCGCCTTCGACAGCAGCGGCTCCACGCCGCGTTTCATCTGTTCCTCGCGCTGCCATGCGTATTCGCGCAGACGCGGGTCGGCGCTCTGCCAGACTTCGTGGTATTCCTTCTTCCACGATGCCGGGGGCTTCGACCAGACGGGTTCCTCGGCGGGTTCCGGCGCTTGCTCTTGCTTCTGCGCGTACCGGCCTACCTCGTCGCGGGGCTGCGAGGGGGTGTCCTCGGCCTGCTCAAACTGCTGCTCCAGCAATTCCTTGCGGTCGAGCGCATCTGCCTGTGGGGCTTGTTCCATTACCGTCTCCTGTGGGGGTCGTGGGTAAATCGGATTTCATCGCGCAACCGCGACAACAGCCGATTGGCATCCGAATGGGTCATGTTCGCCAACTGGTGACGCAACACATCCACGCGACTGTTCTTCGGCTTCTCTTTCTTCACAAACTTGGTCGGGTCTTCGTTACCGACCTCAACGCAACCGTTGGCCTTGAGATGGTTTCGGTGCTGCGAGCGCGAGGTAATCATGCGTCCGTCAATCATGCTCTTGTAGGGCGCGATGTCGGGCATGACATAGTGATACCGACCGCGCGCGTCACGCTTGCGCTCTACAAACTCGCCATCCACCATCACATAAGTTCGTTTCATAGCAGCAACAACACTTCCTCGTCGTCCATTTCCTGATACTCGCGCATCAGGCGCTCTACTCGGTCAAGGTCGCGCAACATCGCGTCCCAGTTAACCGAAGGCGTTGCAATGTTAACAGTTAAGTGCGGTTCAACAATCCTCTCTGCAACTTCTGGGCGTGTCTCATGCAGTTGCTCGTAAACCCTGATTAACTCTTGCTTGCGTCTTTCGCGCTGCGCTTGTTCTTCGTCCCACTTTTTCTTGCGACCTTTGTCGCCTTCGTGCGAGTCGCCAAGGACGATGATGGGTTGGACGGTTGCGGTGAGGGTTCCTGTGCCGCCTGCGGCTTCGACGCCAGAGAGCGCAGCCGATTTTTGATGTTCAACGCTACCTGTTTCGCCAGTTGCTCCCACACCAGAAAGGGCAACCTCGACCGAATCTGTTTCATCTCCGACGACTCCGACGGCGCTGACACCCGTAAGGCCCGCCGTAGTGCTTGCTCCGAGGCTTCCTGCTTCGCCTGACGCAGAATTGCCCGCGAGCGCGAGGCTTTGCTGCGTGCCGAGGCTACCGACGCCGCCGGTTGCGCTGACTCCCGTGACCGGGAGACTGTCCCATTGGGCGTCATCCCATGTACCTGTGTTCCACGGCCCCTTCGCCACGGGTCATCACGCAATCCGCAGAAGGCCGGTCGAGGCATCGTTGGTCGGCATGGTCAAGATGAAGTTGCCCGCCGTGACCGTCTGACTGCCGAAGGTGTAAACCGCCACCGCCTTGTCTGCCTGCGTGCTGTTGTAGATAAGCACAGCGTCAAACGGCGTAGTCAGCGTCACCCCGGTGTAGGTCAGCGAGGCCGAGGGTGTCCAGTACGCCGTAGTACCGCTTGAGGCGGGCGCTGTGGCGTTCGTGACCGTGATGCCACCCGCAGAGTACCCCGCGCCAGACACCTCCCCAGAAGCGTTATAGGCGGTCGTGGCGGCGTTAACCGTTGCGCTGGCAAGGTAGAGCGCAGCCTTGAAGGTGTCCTTTGCGGTCGTGCCGCGCGTCGGGGGCGTGCCGATGGCGTGTACGCCGCCCAGAATCTCGACCTTAAACGAGGTACATACTGCCTGCGTGTTAGGCATCAGAATTTCTCCAGTTCGGGGAACAGCGCCGGGGCTTCCTTCAAGTGGACATGGACAGACCGATGGACAAGTTCACCTTCGTGCCAGTACTCGACCCAGCGGGTGTGTTCGTGGTCGTTGTTGACTTCGCCCTCGCGCTTCTCTAGCAGGGCTTCGTCCATCATCCCTTTGGTCGTCGTAATCATTGCAGGCGCGGCTCCAGTTCAAGGGTCTGCTGCACCGCCTCCACGCCCACCGCACGGCCATCAGGGCCACGGATGATGCGCTTCGGGGCGGTCAGCGTTGCAAGGGCGCTGCGGACACCCTTCATGTTCTCGTCGTTGGACGAGGCCATCTGCCCATAGAGCGCCACAAGGTTCTGCATCGCCTGCCTCACCTCGCCGCCCATGTCCTGCATGACGCGCTCGGTGACGGCCTGCTGCTGCTCCAGAGCGGGGATGTCGAGTCCGGGGTTGGCCGAGATGCGGGCCACCATGACCTTCGTGGCGGCGTCCAAATCGGCCTTGTATTTCGCCATCTGCTGTTCAGCGGCGAGTTTCTGTTGTGCAAGTTGCGCCTCAAACTGCTGCTTCAGCGTCTCCAACTGCTGGTCGTTCTGCGCCTTCATGGCCTCGACCTGCGCGGCCTGCTGCAACTTGGCCTGCTCGACCTGCATCGTCATCTGCGCCCGCGCCTGCTCGGCCTGCGCCAACATCTCGGCGCGCTGCATTTCGGGGTTCGGACGGGGCTGCTGCGCCGCCATCTTCAACTGCTCCGTCGCAGCGTCAATCGTACCCTCCAGCGGGCGCGCGGCCTTGAACGCCTGCACGCCGTACTTCAGCAAGTCCATCATCACCGGGACGAGTTCGGGCGATGCCTGACCCACCGGGAGCGCCTGCTGCAAGAACCCGCCGAAGGCTTGCAGGAACTGCATCCTGTCCTGCTTCTCCTGCGCCTCGTCAATCTGCACAAGGCTGTCGGCGGCGATGTCGATGCGGAAGTTACGCAGCGGCTTGTCGCGGATGAGTTGCAGCGCCTGCGGGATGAGCGCCTTGTCGGCATCCGACATCTGCTCGGCAGCGGCGTAGGCGAGGATGGTCTGCGGCTGATACCGCGTACACATGACCTGCGCCTTGAGCCGGATGAGTTCCGTCGCAAAGAGCGCCACATCCTCCTGCATCGACCGCAGGCGCAGGCCAGCGTACTGACCCTTGATTTGCTGCGCGGTCGCAGTCTCCGAGGCCATCGACTGACCACGGATGATGTCGCTGATGCCCGTTATCTCGTAAATCTGCGCCTTGATGTCGGCACGCGCTTGGTAGCATTGGACGAGCGCCTGCGCGAGGGTGTCGAGCGGCAGGAGGTCGATGCTGCCCTTGAGGCCACCCTTCTCGCCAAACGCTGCCCACTTGTCTACCGGGATGAGGGCGTTGTTGTCGCCCTCGGTCATCAGGCGTTGCAGGGCAGGCTGGCTTGCGTCATACACGCCGCGCACGCGCAGCGCCTTGACCAGACCGTCGATGCGGTCAGACAGGATGTCCAACTCCATCGCTTGGTCTTGGTACAGGACGAAATCAGGGACGGGGACGAGGTTGTCCGAGGTCGTCGTGGAGTAGAGCGGCTTCGGGCAGGGGAAGAACCCCTCAAGGTTCAGCGGGTCGTCGCGCACATCGATGAAGTGCGGCATCCCCTTGCAGAACCAGTAAACCTTGCCCGTCTCCTTGTCCCACAGTTCGCAAACGCGCGCGAGGTTGTACTGACGCTTGCTGTCACGGTAGGCGTTGAGCGTCTCCGGGCCTTGGTCGGTCGGTATCTGCCGCGCCATATCCGCGCCGAAACGCTCTACGAGCGCCTCCTTGGTCATGTAGACCCAGCGCCATACCTGACCTACCTCTTCCCAAGTGCGGCCCTGCGAGTGTCCAAAGTCCTTCCAATGCACATAGTCAACGGGCGCACGCTCGTACTCAATCTGCTCCAACGGCTCGGGCGCGCCTTCCCCGGCTTCGATGCCCGAGGTGATGGATACGCCGTCGTCACCGATGCCGATGGGGGCGACATGGGGTTCGTAACGCACCCACGCCGTGCCGCGACCGCCGAGGAACCTGTCCTCGACATCGTATTTCATGGTCGAGCGGAAGTCGGGGAAATGCTCAATCTCGAAGTCGATGGCGCGCTCGACGAGCCGCGAGGCTACGCGGCCCACGGGGTCGTTGTCACCGAAACGGCGCTGCACATCAGCCTTCGGCAGTTTGGCGTAGACGGCAGGAATCAGCGTCTGGACATTCGACCAGAGGATGTTGAACTTCGCCGTCTCGTTGCCCGTTTGCCCACGGGTGTCGTCGCGGTAACGCTTGACGAGTTTCTTGACGCGCGCCTGCCACTTGGCGAACTCGTTGTCATAAGTACCTATCGCGCGGAGGTACTTTTCCAGTTCTTGGCTGACGCGCTCGTCCATGTTCAATCCTTCTTGTTTCGCGCCGAGATGGCACGGGCCTTCGCGCGCGCGTCCTCTTTGCTCGACGCGCCCCATGCACGGAGGGC